AGGGAGATATGTCCCGTAATGAAGTTGAGATAGACCTTAAAAAGTTTATGGCAATGGTCACTGAAATCGGTGAACTCAAGCAAGAAATCTTTGAATTAACACATGATGATAAAAAGAACCCATGGCAAAAATGGATATTCTTCGCGAAAATGATTGATGCTTGGAGATTAATACCAAGATTGTTTTTAGGAGTATATGTATATTTACTATACTTTGCAACATTCTGGTTCATGGATTTAGCAGCGCCAACAATTGAACAATCAGGTTTAATATCAATTCTAGTAGGTGCTGGTGCAGCTTGGTTTGGACTATATGTAAATAGTGCAGCTAAAGAACACGGCGATAATAATCCTAACTAAGAAAGAGAAATAAATGGCTGAAGATATTAACGATCCTAATAGCGGAGTCCGTAGAGAGAAGAAGCATCAAGAAAAGATGCAAGAGGCTAACCTTACTCAGAAGGAAATTCTTGCCGCAATCAAAAAAGAGCTTAATCAACAAGGTGAAAAGAACCTTGGAGAAAAGGGTAATCTAGGAAAAGATAGTAGAAATATTAGAAGGCATCTTCTTGAAATGAAGAAACAAGATGCTGAAGCCATGGCGCAAGCCAAAGAATTAGCGGGAGCCGATGCCGCGATTGAAGAAGAAAAAGCAAAGATCGCAGATGTTAAAGGTGACCAAGAAGCACAAAGAGCTACAGATGCTGCAGAAGATGCTAAAGAAACTAGGACTATGTTCCAAAAAATCGGAGATAGTGTTAAAGGATTAGGTACTGCTGTAGCCGGCGCACCCGGTGCGGTCGCAAAATCAACTAAACAAGGATTTGAAGGATTAATAGGAGGGCTCGGTAAAGGTGGTAAAGCTGCCGGAGCTCTTGGTATTGGTGTTGGATTAGCTGGTTTAGGAGTTGGTGCTGCCGCCGGAGGTATTGGATATCTCATGGACACAATGGCAACATTGGATGCTGAAAAGCTAGCAAAGAACGTTGAAAGATTAGCTAGAATCGGTGAAGAGAATGAAAACCTTCTTGCAGATGGTGGTTCTCTCGCAATAGTATTAGCTGGTTTAGGTATAGGTCTTATGGCCTTCTCAGTAGGTAATGCAGCAACTGGTTTAACTCAAGGAGTCCTAGATAAATTCGAAATGGGCAACTGGGCCGAAGGTGTTAGAGATAATGTAAATACATTATTATCCATTACTGATGGTAAAAATTGGGATGCTATGGGAGATGCTGCAGGATTTGCAGTAGTTATGGCAGGACTTGGTGCTGGTTTAATAGCATTTTCAGTTGGTTCTGCAGCTTCAGGTGCAGGTTCAGCTATAGCAGAAGGAGTTAGTTATTTCTCAGAAGGTGATGGTACTTGGGCTGATAAAATTAAATATAATGTTGGAGTACTATTATCAATAAATGATCTACCGCATGCTCAACTAGGTGAAGGTGGTATAAAAGGCTTTATTGGAGTAATGAGTGGCTTATCTCTAGGTCTTGGTATGTTTGCAGTTGCTAAAGGCGCAGCGGGTATTGCAGATTTCTTAACACTAACCGCCGGCGATAACTTTGCTGAAGATCTTAAAGCTGAAGTTAATACATTACTATCAATAAACGATCTCGAATCAGTTCAGAATGTCACTGTAGAAGATATGAAAAGGCTTGGTGGAGTAATGTCTGCCCTATCTGCTAGTATTGGAGTATTTGCAATAGGTAAAGGAGCTGCAGGTATAGCTGATTTCTTAACAATGTCAGCTGGCACAAATTTTGCAATAGATCTTAAAGATGAAGTAGGAACATTATTAGAAATTCCAGATCTTCCAGGAGCTGACAGTACAGAAAAAGCTAAAAAAATGTCAGCTGTAATGGTAGAATTATCTAAAGGTATAGGTGCATTTGGACTTGCTAAAGGTATTGATGGAATAGGAGGTATTATTCAAGGAATAGGAAATTTCTTTAGTGGTGGTGATAGTCCTATCGCGCAGGCTATAAAAATAGGTGAGAATCATGAAGACATTTCGAAAGGTGTAGTCCAACTAAATAACTTTACAGCTGCAGTTGAAAATTTTTCAGCATTAGGAAATGTAGATACTGATTTTGATGCAGAAAAGATCGCAAAGAATTTATTACAAGCTTCTAAGAGTTTTGAAGTAGCTTTAGAAGGTGGTGAGATCGATACATGGGGATGGAATAATCTTCAAATTAAAGGTCTACTTAATATCGAAGGTATTGAAGAAACAGCAGAAAAGATTGAAGAGTTAAAAAGAACTCTATTCTTGCCTCCAGTAGTAGTTGGATCTGATATAGCTATAAGATCTTCTGCATTGCAATCAGGATGGGCTGGTAAAGCAGGTCAAGAAATGGTAGATGCCTCAGTCAATGATAATAGTGTTAATACCACACAACAAGCTGTTGTTATAACTGGTAAAGCAAGTAATGCTACAGCCGATTCATTAAGAAATTAATTTTACGTACTCTGTTCTCTAAGGCACTCATTATATCTATACGTTTCACAATCCTAAGATAGCGAAAAGGGACCTAGGTTAATTGCCATAGATCCCTTCTCAATTAGAAATTGACTACGATAGAGTCTTTCTAATTACGAGTCATTAGCTAACTTAGCAAAATAACTCAAAGTGTCATCTTCGTCATTAGAAGATTCTGCAACTGGATCCTCTACCACTGGTGCAGTAGTGATTTCAGGTGCGCTCATTACATCAGATACTGATGGTTCCGGCATGGAAACTCCAGCACTAACTCCAAGAACTCTATTCAACTTAGTTTTAAGTTCATCATATGATTTGTAGTTCTCAGGAGAAGTAAACTCTGATAAAGAATGAAGTTTACCATATATCTCTTCAAGTGCAGCATCATCACCGTTAGCTAAAGCACTAACGCCTTTGAATTCACTTTTATCATAATTAGTCCAGCCTTCAACTTTTCTGATCTTGATAGCAAAATCAGCACCTTCCCAGAAATCATAAGGATTAATAGGTTGTTCGTCGGCGAACTGTGGTTGCATTACATCCATGATTTTATCAAAGATCTTTTTACCAAATCTATAAAGGAATACTTTTCCTTCGTTGTCTGGATTAGATGGATCAGATATAACCATTATATTAGATACATAATGTAATCTTCTTTTACGTTCTCGAGCTAGAGCTTTATCTTCATCTCTACCTGAATTCCATAAAATAGAATTCATTTCTGATACAGGATCAGGTTGGTTAATTGAAGTTAAGCTATTCTCGATATACCATAGACCATTCGGGCCTTTAAAGCCATGATCCCAGTATCGAACCCAAGGAAGATCTTCACCTTCAGAAGCGGGTAAGAATCTGACTACTGCATAGCCATTACCTGCTTTATCTTGAGTGGGTTTCCAGAAACGATCATCCACGTAGGATTTTGTTTCTGCTTTCGTGGAAACTGCTTCCGCAGCTTTTACCAGTTTGTCGATTGACGAGCCTGATGCGCTCTTTAAATTTGCAAATGACATTGTATTTCTCCGTATTGCTGTGTATTTACTGAATTATCCACTTTATTCATAATATAGTACTATATATTATACCACATTTCTATGGTAATGTAAACCTTTCTTTTAACAAATTAATAAATTTATTTTTATCAAAGTTTACAAATGGACCGTATTTAGTAATCTTTCTAGAAACATCAGGCCAGAGAATTGTCTCTGAAATTTTGTTTCCTTCTTTCTTAATAAAGCCGGTCAATGAATCGAGTATGACTACAGTTTCTAAACTGACCTCTTCCTCCATCCACTTTTGCACAATCAGAGGTGGAGTGTTTATAGTGTTCACCACCAGCAGATTGTCAAAATCTGTTTCAATATTATTTATATCTTTTTGAAACTCACGAGATAATGACTCATGAACTCTTTTATGTTTTCTATAGTTCTGTTCACCATCACTATCCATCATATCTCCTATGTATTTAATATCTTCTATAAAGTTAAATACTAGAAAATTTAATATGTCTTTTTGGTTCTTACCTAGTTTAGCAAAGAAGTATTTGTCTCTTCTTTTAAAGAATGAATTCGGCGTTACGTTACTTTTAAAGTTATATTTAACTGCATCATAATCACTTTCAAAATGAAGCTTTAATGCATTATATAATTTATATACTTCAAACGGATCCATCATGATAATAAACTCTTAGGTAATTTACTCCATTTTCTTAATTTAATTCTTTTCTTTAATTTAGAATCTTCTATTGTCTTGTTATCTAATTTGCCAATACGTTCTAACGATTCTACGATACATAATAAATCACCTATCTCTTCATCTAAGCGATAATCATTTTCTTTATGTCCAAATCTAATTCTTTTTGAAGCGGCTTTAATTACTTCGCCACATTCTTCCATTAGAATAACATATAATTCATGTTCAGTTTTCAAACCGGTAATTGATTCTTTTGTTTTATCTTGACTAAGTGCAGCTCAGAAGCTTCTTGAGTAAGTTTTTCTTTTAGTGCCGGTGAAAGAAGTTTTTTTACATTCATGTAGTCCATTCCTCTTTGCTCTATAATATAAGTCATTGCATCTATATAGCTCATATTCTTTTGTGACACTAGAACTTCAACAGCTTTTGTGAATCTTTTTTTAGTCATAATTTTATGTTCTAGTTCTTTAATCATCTTTTATAAGATTCGACTCTTAATAAAATCGTATCTTTGTTTATTCTTCCGGTAGGCTTACCGATCTTAGTGGTAAAACTTTTCCATAAGTTATCGATTTGCTTTTCGGTTTTATTTAATATTTGAGGAAGCACTTCATCCGGCTTTCTCAATGTGGTCATTCTACTTCTTTCCTCATCCCAATTATGTAGAGTTGAACCTTTAATTTCAAATCCATTGGTGGAAGAAGTTACGAATTCTGTTAGCTTGCGTGTTTTAACATTAAACATCCAAAATATACCTTCATTAGGTATAAGTGCTGGGTGAATAGAAACAAGCTTTGCATCTACATCATCTTGTAGATATTTTAAATTTTTAATCTGAGATTCTTTAGATCTAGGTTTCTTATTAGCTGTTCTTGCAGATTTTAACGAATCTCTAACTCTATCTAGATCTTCAAAGATACTTTCCATAAGAACTATCATCTTTTTCTTATCGCCTTTTTTAACGTGTGAATAAGCTTCTACTGCTTGGTCACATGTTTTATCATAGGCATCTTTAACAGGCTCATATTCTTGCATAACTATATCTTTAAAGATATTAATTGCAGGTCCTTTTAAAGAATGTAATTGAAATAAACTATATGTTGGAAACCTAACTTCTTTTTTATCAAACTTACCTTCCATCCATTTATCAATTACCATTATATCCCAATCAGCTGCAATAGTAGATATAACCTTTCTACGCGTGCGTTCGTGCGGAGATATAATTTCTTTTTTAGGTTTAGCTTCTTGTTCTTCTTTTTTAGTAGCTAATAATTTAAATCCTTCAGGTAGAAGAGCTCTTATTTTCTCATGATATTCAGCAATCTCTTCTGGACTATAGTCCCATCCTATTTGTGTCATCTTAACAAAAGCATGATGTCTCATATAGACCTTCCAATCTGGAATACATTTCATTGCTTGTATTTCTTTCTTAGAAAATTCTAGAGAATCTTTACAATAATCTATTACTTCTTTTGTATATACTTTTTTATTTGTAAAATAATAATACCAACGAGTAGCATTTGCATATACTTTACTCCTTTCTTCTTCATCAGTAGGAGGGGGTACCTTCCTGAAATCAGGTTCGGGTCCCATGTAATGTTCGTCTAAACTTTTTATTCTTCTTTTAGCCATAATGTCTATTATACCACAGATTAAATTAAATGTAAACCATTAAATCATTATTTGAATAAATCCACTAGTGAATATATGATAGATTACAAATAAACCTATTATAGTCACTACGAATTTAACGCCTAATTTAAATAACCCTAATAAGAAATTTAATATCATTTCAGGTATTCTTAAAATTGCTTCTATAATTTTCAAATTACTTCCTAATAAAAAAGAAGGCTGCCGATGCGGTTTGATAAGGAGTTAAAAAGCATCGGAGCCTTCATAAACACTATCCTAAAAGTAGTGTTTTAATTCCAAAGACATAATTCTCTGCAGCGTTTTCTGCATACTCCTCACTATGTCCTTCATAAATTTCGTCAGTTTGATGTACATTATTTTTCCAGAATCTACATCCAAATCGTCCATCTTGTGTTCTCCATACTTCAGCTCTTTTTTCTCCATTAACATAAGTATGTAATTCTTGTGCAAACATATGTATCATCTTTGTCTGTTCCTAATATATTCATACACTAGTTCTTTACCTTTAAGGTCTTTCCCAAATGTACGTATTATTTTTCCATCTCTGGTCCTTTCAATTCTTCCTGAATTGTATTGTATATCCGTAACACTTCCGTTCTCAACATCTTTTTTACTTTCGTCTGTTTCATACCACATAGAAGTTAATTGATGTACATGTAAACTTTTAGGTGTTTTAGCCCATTCCTCTGCATCTAACAAATCTCTTTGATACTGCACTCGCTCATCATATTGAGTCATTTTTTCTCCCTGAGCGTTTCGTTTCTTGCTCGCTCATTTCTTATTAATTCTTTAAGTTTTCTTGCCCAGAGAGTTTTCCATTCTGGATCCTTGGCTTTTACTGCTGCACTCTTTAAATTTCTAGCCCTTTTCAAAAAGATTGCGTTTTTTAATTTTTTCATAGTTCCTTTATTTGTTGAAGAATTTCTTCTACTCTTTCAACAGTTAGATGACCAATAACATCGCTTGTGATAGGTGTATCATAAGTTAACTTATCTATCTGATCTAATACTCCTAATTCCCACTTACCATCTTTACCACCATAAGAATAATCATGCTTAATTACAGAAGCGCCATATCCATTTTCGAATTTATATATTCTTTGATGGCCTCCCATTACTTCATGAACTTCTTTAGGATTAGAAAACAATGTTCTTGTATATCCCATTAAGCTATTTCCTCCAATTCCCATTCGAGCTCGTCTTTCTCATTATCGATATCTCTTTTCTTTTCTTCGAAAGGCTCGACTAAATTATAAATTGCTGATTCAAGCTTATTAACAGCTTCACGAACTTCATCGATCTTCCATTCTAATTCTTGCTCATCAACACCATTGTCTTCAGCCAATGACTGAACTTTCATGTATATATTACTAGGGACATCATTATATTTAATATCTCTAGTTGTATCATTAACTGTTCTTATCAAACAGTCCATGTCAAAAGACTTATCTTCTAACACATCAATTTTCTTTTTAATATCTACCAATTTTAACTCCTTCAAATTCGTGTAAATTTAATTCTTTTCTATACTTCTTACTTATCCTATTCAGGAACCTATGAAAAGAAATACAGTAAACTAAGCAATCCATAATGGATATTCTATAGTTATAATTGTTTCTAAATCTGGCAACTGCAAAAAATTTCATTACGCTGCCTCCTGGTTTTCAAACCATTCCTTTAATTCAGAATGGGTAACGATGTCACCATCGTTCATTAAATAAGTACCTTTATAATCTGATCTCTCAGACTCAGGAAGCATAGTCCATGCTTCCACATGTTCTAAGATTTCCTTTCTCATCCAACCGTACTCACCACGGTTATTACTGACCTTTAATGCAGTCACATGTGGATTGACCACGCCTGGCTTAGGATCATCTATGAAGATCTTTGTAACGGTTTCCCAATCTTCACAAACCTTAGCGTTATCTTCTTGGATTGACCAATCGAGAATATACTCTTCACAAGCATCATTACCGAAAGTTATAAGACTATCAAGTTCTTTCATAACTTCAGAAACTTTGTTATAATCTGAGAAATTAGGAACTACGTATGTAGAACCACCTTTGAATTTCCATCCTTGAGGAACTTCACCTTTTCCATCCCATTCAGGGTAGGCGTAGTTCTCGCGATATTGTGT